TAGGAGCAGTACCGATAAACGCTTCAAGTGCAGCATCATTACCAGCATCGATACCGAACATAACGCCGTATAGACCGGTACCACCAACTATTTCGGTAGTAGGTTCTCCCGTATCAGGGTCTACACCGTATTCTGGTTCTCCAATATAGTTCTGTACTATATCGTCTCTAATACCACTGATATAACCGTATAGCCCTGTACCTTCGTCTTTGTTGCCGATTAGGTCGAGTGCGGTATTGTAGTCAATACCAGCATTGTAGAATTCAAGGTATAACCCAGTGCTATCTTTAGTTAGGTTACCTTCGCCATCAACATCGGCTACACCTACAATAGCTTCAACGTCGCCTTCTACAGCTTCAACAGCGTCATCTATATAACCGTACAACCCTGTAGCAGGTCTACTTTCGTCTACATCTGGCGTGTTAGGATCATCTTCTACGGCACGAAGCCCAACGTTCCGGCCTACATCGTTTATAGCATCTGTTATAGGGTCTAAGGCATCCCCAAGTTCGTCTGCATCTATACCCATTGAAGGCAAGCCGGTATCTGGGTCAAGCAACTCGTTAATCAAATTGGTTCTAAACGTTTCTAGATCTTCGGCAGTAGTAACATTCTGCAGGTCTGTTTCTATGCGCCCCAAGATAGTTTCGATATCGTCTACATCTAACCCAAGGCCGTCTAATGTGCCTTCTAGGGTGTCGAGTACGAGCCTAGCATCATTCCCCAAAAACATACGGGGGTCGTACCCTGCTGCACGAGTAATACCCACCGCTGTAAGTTCTTCGACCGTATAGACACCATCTTCATTTGCGTCAACCGGCTGCCCATTTGGCCCCGTTATATTAAGTTCTGTACCTTCAGGCCACTGGTTAGTATCTAACCCATAGTCCAAAAACATCTGTTCTATTTGGCGGGAGTACGTGTCTTGCGCGTCGGGGTCGGGGTCGGGCCAACTTGAATTACGAAAAGCATCGGAGGCTTCACCGGAGTCGTAAGGGCTTTTTGTTTCAGGGTCTTCTCCGTTACCGACCGTAACTTCAGGGTCTATAGCGTCGGGTATACCGTCACCATCTTGGTCTTCTAGGTCAAATGTATTGTCTGCGTCTGCGTCATCAGGAGCTTCATATACCGGCAGACCACCAGTTTCTGGGTCTAGGGCATTACCATTTTCATCAATAAGCGCCGGGTTACCACTTTCATCAAGAACCAGATCATTGGGGTTTGGGTCACCTTCTCTCCAGCCCGGATTGTCTAGTGCACCTAAAGGTATGGCTTTTACGACTTCGCCAGCAGCACCGACAACTTGAACTACTTGCCCAGAAATACGCCCGACAGTCGTTGTCACGTTATCTTTAACCTGCGTAATAACCCCATCTTCGCCTACAAGAAGCTCTCCTGCACTAGACGGGCCTACGTAAACCCCTTCTTCATATAAAGGTACAATTATAGGCGGCCCATTGACGGGCAGGGGCACAGGGAATTTTATTTCTACTTGTACGTTTGGCGAACCAAATACACCTGTTGATGGGGCACCTATCGCTCCTCCCGGCGTAGTCTTTATTACAAGAGGTGACTTACCCCCAAACCCCGCAGTGCCGGGAGGGCCGAGCAGTTCGTCGAGTATTTCTTGTAACGTCTTAGGACGACCTCCCGGCCCAGTCCCAAATATAGCGTTACGCACACCAGTAGCCAGACGCCCCACCTGCACCCCAAGGTCGTACTCGATATTCTTCTTAGTCCACGCTTTAAATTCAGCATCACTAGGTACTACCCCACCGTTAGCGGCAGTAGCAGCCTCCAGCATATCTGTAATTTTTTCGCGGTCTTCTGGATTATAGGGGTCTAATGCAATTCCTGTACGCTGCTCGAATACTTCTATAAGTTCTTCTTCTGTTGTTGCACGAGTGTCTATGGCCTTAACCGCATCCGATTGACTCGTTTCACCACTAAACTCGGCATAATCTTTTTCGGTAAGACTGGCGGGGTCGTAACCTTCAGCCCTAGCAATTCCTTCTAGTTCCGCTCTAGTAACAAAACGTTCGTCAAAGTCGTCAAATATCTTTTGTTCTTCATTAACAATTTCTTCTAGGCTACCTTGCCGAGCAAGTTTTTCCGCTTCTTCGTCTGAAATTGTTAACCCATTTTGTGCAGCATAATCCTTTACTTCGTCTACAGTAATTTGACGAGCATCCACATAATACTTTAGATCTTCTAGTTCTGCCTGTTCATGGTTTGCTGTCCGGTTTACGTAGGCTTCTTGCCCTGCCGCATCTGTAGCGTCGGTGTACTCGGCCTGCCCTATACGGTCTTGAACTTCTTCTGGAGAAGGCCTATACCCGTTCTCTGCTTCAAACGCTGCTATGGCTTCCGCTTCAGTGACGTACCGTGGGTCTACGTATTCCGCAACTTCTTCTGCTGTCTTACCGTTAAGTACGGCGTCTTCTAGTTCAAACGGTGTTGCTTTATAGTCTTGGTCTTTGAAGAGTTCCCGCATTGCTGGCGTTGCCGCAGCTATTCTTTGCGCTTGGGCGGGTATGCTAGTGAATTGTTCTTTTGTATACCCTAAAGATGTTGCAAGTTGGTATGCGGATATAGTGTCGTTTTCCCCAAAAAGATCCGTTAAGATTTTTTTATTCTTACCCGAAGAAACATCAAACCCTAAACGATTTATAAAAGAATCAGGGTTAACCAGCGGATTCTCTACCGTTGCTGCACCTGCAACAATCTGCTTACCCAACATATTAAGTTGGATCTCGAGAAAATTTGCTCCTGTATTTTCTAATAAGCGTTGAAGTGTTGCTGTTGTTTCCTTAGCTTTTTCACCCCAAAAACCCTCAAAAGTAGCGTCTTCATCTAGCGTATCTTTTGTGGGTTTATCCCCGTAATTCTTCTGACGAGCAACATTTGCCTCTCTTTTTTGGTAGTAGTTGTACAAATCAGGGGTATTAGCCTTCATCTGATACTTCTTGTAGGCAGGTAGGCTATTCCACTGTTGTTTAGAAAGTCTTTTAATAGCCATATCAGTCTGCTATTAGCACCCCCTGAAATGATGCGCCGATCTGGTTGTTTGTATTGCTAGTTAAAGCTCGGCATTCCATGTCTGTCTTTTCAGAAAACGCCAAAGGAAACTCAAGGTCAATCACTAGTTCGTTGCTTTGCAGTACGTTAATGAACTTTGTCCTGAACACGTTTGACCCAAAGTCTCTCGTATCAAACTTGACCGTAGCGTAGTTGTTAGCCTGTGATATGGCAGCGGTGAAGACTAAATCATCAATATAAAGCGTATGTCCAGCGGGGACGGTGTATACCGCCATCTGCGTTTGATTACCGTCTGCAATGCTTGCGTAAATAGTTCCTGTTGGAACCCCAGAAGTAGCGCCACTATCAGCTATATAAAGCGTACCGGCAGCGGTGCCCCCTGTCCCAGCCGTAACAACAAACGCACGATTGACGCGTAACCAGCTAGAGGCATCACCAATTTGTACCTGAGTCTGGCCGTTCATATTAACCGTAACGCTTTTAACTTCGTAATTCTCGTCTACCCCCTCAACGGTTACGGTCTGTGCGCCCGTACCTGCACTTGCATCTGCTGTACTAGAACTGCTGATAAACGCGGTGAAGGCCGCTGTAGGCCACGTCACATCACCACCCTGCGACCAGATTGTTTCTTCTGTACCGTTAATGTCGGGGTTGTACCCAAACTTATACAACGAACTGGCCCCAGCTATCTGGCCTTTCGATACTTGTAATTGGTACGGTTCTTGGATCGCCATAGCGTTTCTCAGAGCGTTATCTAGTTGGTTAAAGTATATCCGTAGTACGTTGTTGAACTGCTCAAACGACTCTTGGTTGTACACTTGAGGCGCATACGGCAGAGCTGGGGCACGAAACGGAACATTGTATACTGTGTTATCGCCAGCCANTANCGTCTCCCATCAGGCCGCATATCCAACCTCGGAGACCCCAACTGCCANGTAACACCTGCTTCCGTAGACTCTATCTTCATGGTCATCTGNCGNCCNCGTACNCGNGTNTTNANNTGCTCNGTAAACTTCTCTATNGGTANNACAGCGGATCGGGTAATTGTACCATTGTTTGAGCCACCCACTGACGCAGGTGAATTGTACCCAGACCCTGAATTCTGCATNGGCAATAGCGTCATTACCGCGCTCGGGCTTTCTATTGTAGATCCGTCAAACGTGATATCAGGAAGTACGCGCCAAATGAAGTTGAATTGATGTCCGTCATCTAGATCGAACTCAGCGGTAGAAGCATACGCGTGTATAGGCGTGCTTGCTCCTAATTCGTTATCATCAACGCCTTCTTCCTGATTCACGAGATTGTTGCTATAAGTTGCAGCTAGTGGGTAGTCTCGCAAACCCGAATCCAACCATGCAGTACGATCCATCGTGCCATAGTACCAAATGTTATCCAGATAGTTATACACAACATACCGATCAGCAGTATCGGACTCAGCCGAGCAGTAAAACCACCAAACTTCATGGTAAGACTCTACAGTCCCCGCAAACACTTGGCGGTACTGGGCGGTGTTAAAATCGTTAAAAATAAACTTACGGAGGTTACAGGGCAGTGGTTGCGTGCGCCCGTCATACATGTAGAACTTGTCAATACCCATCCAGAAGGCAACACCATTGGCGTATGCTACGGCGTTTTGAGACGCTATAGAGATGTTTTCACCGACTAGTTGTGCCCCCCATACCACTGGAGCACCGACGTACTGGAGGGCATACAGGGCTGAATCAGACCATACTAGGACTTCCTGACGGGCTTGTTTGGCCGCTATAATCTCTGCCCCACGCGATAACTGTAGGCTACCTGCTTGGTTTGTTGCCGCAGGAGTCCATTGAGTAGCGTTTTCTTGGTCTGACCAGCGGATCAACATNGGGTTTTTAGTNGCANTNGCTAGGTCATTACANCCAAAACAGAACACAAATCGNCTAATATCTGACACTAAAATAAGGTCTTGTACGCTCGGTACGTTNGCTCCTACAGGNGATATTGAGGCCAATGTGACGCCCCTAGAAGTAAGCCCTGCCGTAGCATCCCAAAAGTATATGTCCCCACCACGAGGCGCAAAAATAAGATCTTCCCCAAAGTTAGCTTGTGACCATAATCGGATTTGGACATCAGATGGAACGCCAACACCCCATGCACCCGCACTCCAAGGCCCAGCACCCCAACCTGTTAAAGGCGTTACTGAAGCAGCCCCAGTGTTAATTTGATAAGCTGCGGTCACTGTACCACCGCCAGTAGCACTAGAAGAAGCGTTACTAGAAGCTGTTATAAAGTACGTATTTGTTGCAGTGGTGTCGATTGTAAGCTGGTATTCCCCGTTTAAAGTAAGTCCCCCAACGGCAGATGCACCTGAAAAAGTGACGAAATCNCCTGATATGTAGCCCCCATTAGCGTCTACAACGCTGACCGTAGGAGATCCACTAGTGGTAGTAAACGGGTTAGTCAGGGTAACTGTCGCCCGTAACGGGGTAATATCGCTGTAGGCACCGCCATTCTCGATGTAGAACTTAAGGTTAGTCCCGACGCCAATNAGGTTNTGACTNCCNANCGTTACCCAGTTCCACAAGGATCGACAGACACCCAAGAACGTAGCCGCAGATATACGCTGCCACCCACCAATCTTCTCCGGTGTGCCCTGCCTGAACCGTATTTTATCGGATTCGTACCATCCACCTTCACTGGTGTAACGAGTATTTTCCCGATTAACCCCCGGTTTTAACGCTAGTTTCTGTAGTGGCATAAGGAACCCATCACATTGTCTCGCCAAATACCGGCGGTAGGGTTGTTACTTGGATAGAAGTGTTCTGCTTTAAGTTTAAAGAAGCACCGCAATCAGAACAAGTATCTGCTTCTAATTCGTTCTCGTCTATATCATATCCACATTCGGCACAGAGTATTTCTATCTCATGGGCAGGTTCTACGTTACCGTCAGCTAATGCTTTTGGTGCATGTACAGTTTTCATCGTTGTTGGTACTCCCCAGAACTAATCATTTGGCAGACTTCCAACGAGCGGTCGCCAACCTGTTCAGCCCAACGGCTACGGTAAAACTCTTGTCCAGCCTCTTCGTAGTTACCCGTAGCCATGTGGCCTAAAGCCTTAACAAACGTACGTAATCGGGTCTGCCCAAGGTTGAATGACAAGTCAATCAGGGCATCTTGGCGCACGCTGTCCAAACTTGAGAACCACTCATACTCTTGGGTTAGCTCTTTTCGGCAGCGTCTAATATCATTAACTAGCAAATATTCTATTTCGTCATCAGAAAGTCCAAGACCAGACTCACTGATATTCCTACCAACGCCAATGGTCTCGTACCCAGCAGAGCACATATAGACCTTATCTCTAACGCCTTCGTGCCGCTTTAGCATATTAACTAATCGCATCATTCGTCGTGCTTATGTGAAGCGCCGTAATAAAAACTTATGATAGATGAGACGATGCCACCCAAATAACCAAGCACAAGATTAACAATGCCGTTGTCTGTATTAGCAGGGTCTTGTAGCGTGACCAGCGCGATGTAACCTCCGAAGAATAAAACGCAAGCAACCGCAATAAATTTTGGCGTCCAGTCACCTTTGAAAGCCATTCGAGCATTCTGGATATCGTCTGTTTCAAGTTTGAAAACATCTACATCTAGCTCCTTCATCCGCGCTTGGAAATTAAATTCCGCTTTCTTAATCTCT